ACCCTCTCCAGTTGCTTCTTCGAAACCTAAAAATGGTTTCGGTACTCGCAACGCTGTAAATAAATTTCTCTGTAAGTATTCAATATCTGCAATTTGGTCTAAGTTTGAAGCTCCAGGCAACGTATCAATTGGGTTAGGTGCGCTTTCATCCCTAACTGGGATAAAGAAATCTTGGTCATTAGAAAGCTGATTATATCTTAAATCAATTTGACCAGTTTGAGGGTCAACAATTGGCATACGCTTAAATCTATCAGCAATAGCGTTTACATATTGTTCAACATCAGCGTCATCAATGTTACCTACATATATTTTATAAACACGTCTTTCTGGTGCTCTAGTAACACGATATACAAGCATTGAATCTTCAGATAAGATAAGTTGTTTCCAAATACGTCTAGCTTTCTCTAAAACACTGGTACCGTATGGTAAACGTCTGTCATCACCTAACAAACGAAAATGTGCAATTTGCCATGAATTAAATTCAACGTCTCGCCCTCTCCAGTAAAATTTAACTCTATCTCTATTTTCAGATTGGTCGTCAGAATATTCTCTACCGCTAACTAAATCATATAAACCAGCTTCTCTACGTTCTATCTCGTAGTTAGGCATTTGTTTTGCGGAAATAATACCTTGTCTATCGTTGATATTCAAATAAACAAAATTATCACCGTATTTACATGTATTTCTTGTCCACATAGGTAATGTAGTATGTAAATCCAAACGGTTAAAGAATAAATCTTCAAGGATACCCTTAACACGCTTACTATCAGAATAAATGTTAAGAACTCTACCTCTGTCATTAACAGTAGTTGATTCTTCCATCATTACGTCTAAAGCGGCTGCGATTGTTGGGTAAAATTCCATGGCTTCAAAATCAGCGTAAGAACCAACACGTGTAGTTTCGTAATTTATAGATTGTTGAAACAAACCATTTTCAACACGTTTCCAAGTACTTTGTAAATACTTATTTTGTTGAGCTTGTAATTTTGCTGTTTCATATTCTTGTTTGCTAGTAGTTTTAAGCAATTCATTACCACCCAAATTAAATCTTTGTGTTGTTTGTTTTTGTGGTGGATTATAATCAGGGTTAACAACTCTGTTTAATTTTTGAAATATTGTTAAATTATCTTTTGCCATAGTATTTTTTATTTTAATATATTAAATTTATTGTAAAATTAAATAGTTATTACCTCATATTTGCTGGTTTAGAAAATAACCACGAATATTGACCTCTAGGGTCTTGAACGTTTTTATAAGCTGGGTGGTTAGTGTTAACTACTTTTGTCACAACACCAGTATTTTGGTCTCTTTCTGTTACGGTAGGTAAACTACTTGAAGTAGCTCCATTCAACCAACTATTTAAAATTGCTTTATTTTGTTTTTCTAGTCTTTCTAATTTTTTAAACGAATGTTCCATAACCCATAAACACATCGCTAACGACATAAGTAAATCATCATGATAACCTTCCATGTGGTCTGGTCTACCATTTTTATAAATAAACGTTTTCATTTCAGAAATAAGTCTACTAGAACGAATTTTAATAGCATTGGTTCTAATTTTATATTCTAAATTTGAAATCATAGGTAAACGAACATTTGTGGCGTGGAATCCTGGGATTTTATCCTTTTGATTATAACTAGTTAATTCTCTTTGTCTAGCTGATAATATTTTACCACTAGCGTCATCATAATGCAAACGCTTATAATTAAATTCCAACAATTTAAGAACAGTTGAAACACCCATACCTCCAGTTACATCGACAACAGTATATGCTTCATATAACTCACCGTATTCTTCTGCTATTTGAGCTAATAAATCTGGTTGTATTTTACCTTGATATTCCATGACTTGTTCCATAGTAGTGAAATCAATTATAACTATCGTAGAACTATCTTCACCATCACCTCTAGATACATCGACACCCATTATATATTGATGACCAGCTTGTGGTTCTTCCCAAATCCATATTTCATTTTCAAGACCCATAGTAATCTTAGGTTCAATCACATTGTTTTTTTCATGAAAACCTATATATTCTTCACTAATTACATTACCCCCAGAACCTATAAATGAAACATCAAGCTCTTGAGCAATCATACGCGCATCATTGTTCATACCCATACACATTTGCTCGTACCATGTAGATGTAGGTTTCCACCCATCTTCAATCCTAGCTGTGTAAGACTCAAATGAAAAATATAATTCTTTTTCTACATCGTCACCCTTAACCCACCTTAAATCTTTATTATAACGCAAATCCTCATACCATTTCATTTCAATGATATTAAAGTTGTTCTTTTTTGTTTTAGCTTGGTCGTAAGTTTTGAAATATAAAGAATCCATTCCGTTAGGTGTAGAAATAAGTGTTGCTCTACCCCCAGTACCTAATGCCGTAAGAGCGGCACCAAATACTTCGGCACCATTGTCAATATAGGCAGCCTCATCCATAATAAGAAACGTAGGTGTAAAACCACGCAAGGCATCTTTAGATGTTGCAACTGCTTTAACACGACTACCATTAGGTAATCTAATTTCTTTTTTAGAATCAGTAAGGAAAATTGTTTTACCATCATTTTTAGGGTTTCCGTAGTATTCGTGACCCCAAACCCATCTAGGTAATTGAGATAAAAAGTCTTTAATTTTAGCTAAAAACTCAAAAGCTAATTCTTGCTTATTAGCAATAATCAAAACAGCTTCTGGGTTATCTTCATCAGCCCAACCAACTTTAATTGCCATATAAGCAGCGGTTGTAGTCGAAACACCAGCTTGTCGAGGTTTAGTAACTAAATTAAATCTATGTTTTTCATATGCACCTATAATTTCCTTTTGTCTAGGGAATAATTTAAAAGGTACAAATCCTTCTTGTGTTTTATCAAAAGTTTCTAAATAATTCTCAATCGCATAAACTGGATTCATAAGACATTTAGAATACTCTTTAAATATTTCTTGTGCTGTTAGCATATTTCTTCTTTTTATATTATAAATATGCTGAAATCAAGTAAAATAAAGGTTTTAAAATAAATAAGGGGCTAAAAGCCCCTTATCTTAGAATAAATCATCACTATTGAAGACATCATCATCGTCCTCATCCAGTTCAATATCGTTACCAAACATTATTTCATCTAATGTGTAATATTCTTTATCTTCTTTAGAATTTAACTCATTCATAGCGTTATCAAATTCTTCTTCTTGTAGTTCTTGTTTAACACTACTCATAATTTCTTTTACCATTTTTTTACCCTTGTTTGTACCAGCTAAAATTTCTCTCATATTTTCATTGAATTCATTTACTGGCATAGAAGCTAACTCCATGTACAATTGATGTTTTAAATTAAAATCGTCAGCATCAATACAATCTGTAAATCTATCCCACAATGCTGGTCCAATTCTCATATCCCATGGTTCAGCTGATAAGAAATCTGCCTTATCAACAACATAATCACCTAACTTTTTATCTTTAGGTAAACCATGTGCCGATAACAATTCCATAACACCTTTAACTAGTTCATGAATAAGTACTGGGAAAATCATAGCTTCAGCTTCAATAACAGCCTTAGGGTTATCAGCGGTTGGGAAGGTTACCTTAACAACACCACCACTGGTACCGTTATCCATCTTAGGTATAACATAATACATATAATCAGCCGCCGACATAACCTTTGAATAACGATTCAATAATCTTGGGTCCATGTTAGTTAATTCATCATCAACCATATGAAACATATGATTTGTTTTTTTCGCGGCACCTTGAATCATTGCGTTTAAAAATCTTCTTTTATAAATTTCACCTTTTGCGTTTACCATATCTTCATGGCTTTCAAATTGAAAATCATTAGATTTAGGTGTTGGGTGTTTTTTAGTACCCTCTAACGAAATCTTAGGTGACAAAGTAGCTCTTATTTCAACAATATCTTCTGGCATATCATACTCATCGCGAATCATTTTCTCAGCCAATTTTTCTAAGTTTTTTTTGTGTTTAGTTTCCAAAACCATTGTTTCGTGAACCATTGGCATCATTTGTGACATTAATTTAGTGTTATCAATTTCATCAACATCAAATGCGCGTTTATAACGGTTAACAACTTCACTGAAACGTTTACCCATTATCTTTTGTTCAAAGTTATTTTCATCACCCTCAGGTATAGCTGGGTGTTTACCTAACGAGTGTTTTCTTTCAGCTAATTCTTGTTCTAACTGTGGGTGCATTCTTTCTGTTATATTATCACCATAAACAACACCTTCATTTAATTTTGATTTGTTTCTGTTTAGTGATTTTAATAATGCTTGTTCAGCTATTTTTCTGTAATTGCTCATATATTACTTTATGTCTTTTTTCTTTATAGTTTTTATTACTCTATTTTCCATAACTGGTTGCTGTTGTGGTTGTGAACCAGTTTTAGCTAAATCTTTAATACCTTGGACTAATCCAGTAAGTCCATTTCTAGGAACTCCAATCATTTCAGCAAATGCAGCAATAACTTCTCTTTGTGCCAACTTGTTTGTTTTAATACTCTCTATGATAGTTGCTGGAATTCTTTTTTGAATAAGACCCATTAATTTTTTAGCTTTAATAGTCATTTCTTCATCACTTTCTTGGCCAGTCAATCCAACTTCACTTAACTCTTTTTTCTTAGGTGTACCAAACACTCTACCTTCAAAAAATTTTTTAAATTCATGTAACCCCATATATCGCTCATCTTCAAGCATAGTAGTAGCGGCCAATTCTGGAATTGTTTTAAATTTTTTAAATTTACCAGTTTTTTCGTTTACAATAAAATGTTTAAATTCACCTAAGTTAAGACTTTCAGGTTCAGTGCTTTTATTTTCACTTTCAGTTGTTAATTTTTCCATTTCAAGCATTGGTCTAGCTATTTTACTTTCAAATTCATCAACATGGTAAATCATGTTACTTCCATCTTCATTTAATTCATCAAAACAATAAACACCCATGACAACATTTTTATCTGGTGTTATACCTCTTACCATTTGGTATTTTTTATCACCAAGGTTAAACGGTTGAGCTATTTGTCCAGATTCAGCATCTTTTACATTTGATAAGTACTTTATCGTTGCTCTATCTTGAGGTTGAATTACATTGTCAATTTCACCAACCAAAGCTGAAGATGCACTTTTAGCAGACGCTGCTTTATCAATAATAACAGTGTCGTCTTTTTTTAATTTATTAGTACCAGCCATTGTCTGAGCATCATTAGGTGATGCGACAATATATGTGGCTTCTTTTAATTTATTTTTTGTGTTCATGTTTGTTTATATTATAATTCAATATTAGGTCTTTTTCGTATAATTTATCTTCAACTTCAGATAAATCTTCACCAAATTTAAAACAAATTCTTTTTTCTGGATACGTGTCATAATCGTCAATATTTTCCCAAGCCAAAGCAACTACACCATCAATAGCGTCCCAAACTGCAAATGTGTCACTATTTTGTATCACATCTAATTTTAACTCAGATTCAAGTCTACCAACCTTTTTTATAAAAGAATCATGCGGTGGTTGTGGTCTTCCAGAAGCTGGGTATGTATCCCACTCATCACCATCTATATCTTCTGTAGTGTCAGAAAATATAAATTCATAAAGGTAATCTCCCTTATAATCTTTACCCACATAGTTCACATATATCAAATATAATTCTTCCATTATTCTTCAGCTTTTGGGTCTGGTTGTGATTCTCTTTCTGGTAAGAAAGGTTTATTACGTCTAGACGGTTGAATCATAGGTGATTCTTTGGGTTTTGTTTTAGGTTCCGCTGGTAATACTAACGGTTCTTCATAGTTAAAAGTTTCGTGTAATCTCATCTTAATTTCATTTTTATCAAATATACTAAATTTTTCTGATATATTCAACCCTTCATTAG